AGCACCGAAGGCGAGACCGTCTCGCCTTCAATGGTGACGTTCGCCCCGTCCGTCGTGATCGTCCATGTTTGGACGTTCAAGCCCTGCGACGGATCGTTCAGCGCAACGCCACCACGCGCGCGCGAAGTCGTCAGGCTCGGCTGCGGGTCAGGCAGCAAAAGCGCGGCAGGCTGCGGCACGGTAGATAGGCGCATCTCTGGAATCACAGAGTGCGCCTCGCCCACTGGTGACGCGCGTTAAGCGAAAGGGTCTGCGTGTTGTTTTTGGTGATCGTGGTGCCAAGACCAACCTGCATCAGCCCGAACTCAAAGGATGGGCCGAAGCTGAACTGAATGGAGTTGATGCCGAAGTTTGCTTGACTCAGCCCCCACGTGATCGTTGCATCGCGCTGGAAGCTGTTATTTGAGTACGCGGAAAGGCTGGCAGTGCTTGCGCTTTCATTCGTGCCCGAAGGCCGGGCAGTGATTACGCCAATCGCGCCGGTATAGGCACGATGGTTGTTTGTAAGATCAGACGGCCCGCCCTGCACGCCGTTTTGGTTGATAGACCAACGTCCCGCATCTGTCACATCGGCTGCTCGCGTCGTCGTAGAAACCGTACCAACGCCCGTGACGGTGATCGAGCCTAATGCGTCGCTTGCAGGCGGATAGATGCGAAGCTGATATGTAACGTCCAACACCTCATCCGACAGCACGGTGATGGTCGTCGGAACGCCGCCGCCGTCGAGGATCAAGGCGCGGGAAAACAGCGCGGAACCGGTCGAAGCCCAACCGATGCCAACCTCGGACAAGTTGCCAGCCGCAGCGCCAGCGGCAAAGCGTCGCGTTAGCGTGCGGGTTGCGTAATACGGGGGGCTGGATTGGATCGTTGAGGCGGTTGAAATAAAGTCGTCAGTGCCGGCGACAAACGAGGCAAGGCCCGTATCCGTCGCGGCAGGCGTTGCAGTGCCGCTACCTACCTGAATGTGGCGAAGCCAATCGCTGTTTGTGCCGATGCGGTTTAGGCCTTGGTTCGTAATGATGTTGTCGAACTCGGCCACCTTGACGCGCGTGGCCTCAATCGGGTTTCCATTGTTATCGGCCTTCGCCTTCTCAAGAATGAAGCGCCCGCTAAGCTGCGAACACGCCGAAAGCTCTGCTTCTAGGAATCGACCGGATGGGACATAAATCATGTGAGCGAGCCTCCAAGGAGCGAGCCGCCGGAATCAAGCGCTTCATCCGGCCAATTGTTGTAAGTGATAAGTGTGACGCGCAAAGAGCCGGAAAGCAGCGAGCCGCCAGAATCCAGCGCTTCGATGTTTGCGTTTCCGCCCGTTCCGCCCCATGAATACGTGCGGAGAATGGTGCGGAAGTCGCCGCTAAGCAGTGAGCCGCCAGAATCAACGGCCTCGGCGGGCCAATTGTTGTAGCTGCGCAAGATAACGCGAATCTCGCCCCCCAACAGCGAGCCGCCTGAATCCATCGCTTCTAGGATCGGATCGACTACTCGGCCACTGACAAGCGAGCCGCCAGAATCCAGCGCTTCGATAATCTCGATGGGGTAAACCGTCGAAGACACGAATCCGCCAGAGGGCGGGGCAGGCGGCGCGACGAATAGCGCCTTTAGCCCAGGCAGTCCACGCAGCTTGATCGGGCTGCGCGCCCCTTCCACCTTGGCGGGCACAGGGAGCCAATTTACTGTGTCCTGCGCTGAGAATGACAGGCTCTTGGCTTGGTAGAAGCCGCCGATGAGATTGATCTCACTCACGGATCAGGCTCGGTGACGATCATTGGCAGCAAGCCGGGGAGGCCGCGAAGTTGAATGGTGCTGCGCGCCTGCCCGGATTCATCCGGGACAGGAATCCAGTTCACCGTGTCTTGTGCGGAAAACGTCAGCGATTCATCGGCATATGCAGAGCCGACAAGCTGAATCTCCCTCACCGCCAGCCACCCCACTGACTGCGCGTGGACGGCAGCGGGAGGTCGCCTTGGCGCTGAACCAGCGGGTTAGTCGCGATGCGGTCGCGGCGCAAGTCGCGCAGATAGTCCTCGGCACCCTTAAACACAAGCTGCGCGGGCGTGGTCTCGTACTCGGGCGAAATCAGGATGGCGAGGTTGTACGCGAGTGCCAGTTCAGCTTCATCAGGCGCAGGCAGGTCGTCGTCGGGGTTAGACACGTTGACCCAGCCAATGGACAGCCCGGAAGCCTCCCATCGCGTGCACATGGCGTTCAGCGATTCAATGGCGGTCGCGGCGTCCTCGCCTTCCGCAGCTTCAGCGGCGTCAAGCACCTTGATAAGCCGCAGGGCGCGGTTAATGATCTGCGCGACCTTCACGGATTAGGCTCCGAAGCCGCTGGTGAAGTAGACGGTGCCCGTGCCGGTCGAGAGGATGCACGCAACGTGAGTTGCGCCGAACGGGACAGTGAACTTCTCGGGCAGGCTGGTCGTGTTCGCGTGGATCGGAATATCGTTAACCGTAGCCGTCACGCCAGCGACGCCAAAAGCGATGAAAGCGGGATTGATGCCAGCATTGTAAACGCGAACCTGCGGACGCTCCGAGCCGGCCCCGATGGGGAGCGCAACAGCAGCCGACGCGGTGGTCGCGGCAATAGTCGCAGTGCCTTGGGGGCAGAACGTATCAAAAGAGTTGGAGATCATGCGACACCCTCAAAAGGGAGGGGCGGGCCGAAGCCCGCCCCATCCCGGTTAGGCCACGAGGCCGAGGTTAATCAGAGCCGTGCGAAGCGAGTTCGCAAGGGCCTGAGTGGTGGCCGCATCAGTAGCGGCAACCGGAACGCTCTGACGGGCGACCGGAGTCGCGCCGTAAAACGAAATCGGGGTAGCCGGGCTAAAGCCGAGGGTCTGGCCGTCGGCGGCGCTATTGCCGACAAAGTTGCGCTGAGTATAAACACCCATGATTCAGTTTCCTTAGATCGTGGTGACGGAGTTGGCGATCTTGACGGCAAGCTGCGGATAGAGCGCGCAGAAGCCATACAGCGAGTCGATACGGATCACGCTCTGGTCGTTGATCTGGTCGTACACCTTCAGGGCGCGGACACTCAGGCCGTCCAACTGCTGACGCGAGGCTTCAACGTTCGGCGGCAGGTCGAGGTCAGCCGTGGCGAACGCGAAGGCATCTTCGTGCATGGCGAAGGACACATCGTACGCACCCGAAGCCGCGCCGAAGATCACGACAGCGCCGCTGGCCGTCGGGCTGGCCGACACGTTCTGGAACGGGCCGCTGGTGACGATGGCGGGCGAGATCGGCAGAGCCGCAACAGCGCCAGCACCGGTAGCCGTGGTGTCGGCGGTGACGACGAACTGCTGGAGGTAGCCAAGGTTCTGCTTCGTCTCCGGATGGACGGCGTTGCAGCCCGCGAAGGTCAGCACGGTACCAGCCGGAATCGTGGCGTTCGCACCCATCGAAGACAGCGAGATGGTCGCGCCGACTTGGTTCGCGCCGTTGACCGTGCCGCCAGTCACGACGGCGGTGCCGTTGGTGTGAACCGGCATCAGCGACGATGCATAGAAGTCGAAGCCCGCAGCCTTGCCCATCGAGCCCTGCTCGTACTGCTTAGCAACCTGAGCCTGCGAGTTGAACAGGTTACTCAGGCCGCCGACCAGCGTAGCCTCGGCCTGCGGGTTCAGCACCAGCGATCGCGGAGTTTGCGGGGCAAGCTGCTGGTTCAGGCGCTGGCGAGCGTTCAGGACCGTGGTCAAGGTCGCGAGGTTGGCGTTGTGCGCGCCGACCGTCTGGAAGATCTGATTCTTGGCGAACTGGATGAAGTCGCTTTCCATCTGCGCGGCAAGCTGGGTCATCGCCGGACGGAGGTAGCGGTCGCTGTAGTCGTCAATGTCCAGCGCCATTTCAGCCGACGAGAAGGCGATATGCACGCCCTTCTGATTGGTCACGGGCAGCGATGCGAACGTCTCGACGCTATCCTGCACCTGCAACGTGCGGCCAGTGGTCACGGTGTAGCGAGCCGGACGACGGATGCGCAGCGTGTCGCCAATCTTGGCACCCGAGCGGCCGAAGCGGTCGTCATAGTCGCGGCGCACCTTCTTAAGGACGGTGGCTTCTTGATGCAGAACACGAAGGGCTTCCTTCGTGATCATGTCAATGGTAAGATTGGTGTTACTCATTTTTGGTCTATCCTAGGGTTGGGTTATCGGCTTTGTTTCTCGCGCCACGCCACGTATTCCTTCATCGTCATCGTTGACGGGTCTTTGGAAACGGGCGCGCTACCGCTAACCTTGGAGGCCGGAGGCGGGGCGCTGGTGGTTTTGGTCTGACGCTTAGACAAGCCCTGCCTAATCTGGGCTTCAATCTGCCCAAGTCGGGCAGCAGCCCGCAAAGGGTTCATGCGGCTGATTTGCTCGGCCTCATCAAGGTTGTCCGCAAGCCACACACCGATGTGAGGGCCAACTTCCGACTCTTGGATGACTTCAAGCATGGCGGGCGTCGGATTGATCGGCGCGGTCACAGCACGCTGCCAAGCGCCGGGGCTAATCGCCTCAAGCTCCTGAACCTTGCCGCTGAACTTCGCCGCACGTTCCTCTGCCGCCGTGCGCTGCTGGTATTCCCGTGCTTTGGCCTCTCGGGCCGCGAACGTCTGTTCGATTTTCCACTCCGCCACCGCTTCCGCGAAGGCTTCAGGATCGTAATTGCAGGATTCCAGCGTGGGCTTGTTTCGGGTCGGCACAGCAGCAGCCGCTTCAGCCTTGGCAGCCTCGACTTCACGGAGTCGGGCTTCAAGTGCCTCAGCCTTGCGGATTGCTTCGTACTTTTCCCGCGTCAGTTCATTGATGCGCTTCCCAACGCCTTTATTCTTGCGTTCGGGCGCATCGTCTGAGGGTGCCGATTCCTCGTTAGTGTCGGCCTCACTACCCTCTACTTCCTCGGTGTCTGAGGCTTCCGGCTGGGTAGTTTCCGGGGTCGGCTCGTCCTGAACCGGAGTGGTTTCGTCCGTCATATGCGCTTTCGCGTGGTGGCCCAGTCAGCCCGACTGGTAGGGTTCTTAGTACGGAATGCCGCCGCCAGCGTAGACATTGCTCCGCTGGTTCTCGGCTTCCGCTTCAATCTTGTCGATCTTCGCTGGCGTCTCAAACGTGAGCGCGGCGGTCTTGGCTTGCAGGTTCTCGATCTGCGCCGCACGGTATGCGGCTTCAAGTTCCTGCGCCGGGTCGGGCTGCGGAGGCGGCATCGCGGCCCGCTCCTCCTCGTTTGGCTCCACAAATCCCTGCTGGATGCCGATACGGCGCATCCGCTTCTCAAGCTCTTGCGCGCCGGGCATATCAAGGTTCTTGGCAATGAGGTCAGCGACGACAGGCCCGATGCTCGGGTTCTGCGCCAACTGCATCATTACCTCGACAGCTTCCATGCGCTGCGTGGTGTAGCTCGGGCCAACCGTCACCGCCACGTCGAACTTACCAGCGCTCAAATCGTTCAGCGTGACGAACTGGCCGCTCTGCGTGTCATAGACCTGCGCGTTGAGCTTGACGTAATCCTCTTGCCCATCCTCGCCAAGCACGCGGATCACGCGTTCCGTGTCGTAAATCTTCGGGATAAGGTCAACCAGAATTTCGCCCTGATACTTCATCGCCCGGGTCAGGTTGTCGATGAAGTCGAACGTGCCGACGTCCGCCTCACGCTGGCGGGCCATGATGGCGCGGCCAGACGTTTCGTTACTGCGCGCGCCTAGGCTGGCGTCATAGATGCCAGTCGTCGCCTTGATATCGTCAGAGTCAAGCGCGTGCGCGTTGGCAAGCGCAGCCGGGAAGTCGGGGCCGGGTTCGCGGCTCGGACGGCCACCGCCGTTCGGGTCAGGGTTGAACAGCAGCACTGGGTCGTTTGCCACGCCGATGTTCTGCCACTGGCGCTCGTAGCCCTCGATCATCGCCGGAGTGGCGAGGAACGGCGACTTGGGCGCGTTGGCGATGGCTTCAACCAGCACGCTACGATGGTAATTATACAGCGTCTGCGCGTCCCTTGCGACGCGAACCATGCCGCTATAGCGGTCTACGCCGTCAACGCACGTCAGCTCGCCCCAGACCGGAATGATCGGAATGTACTTGCCAGCCCATTCGGTCGGCCCTTCCAGCGTCTCGGAGCCCGACACGATCTCCATCATCACCTTGTCGTACTCGATTTCCCGAGACTTGACGACGGTAATGCCAGCTTGCGCCAATTCATCAGCCACCGGATCGAACTTGGCAGCATCCACGACTTCGCCCGTGGAAAGCTGATGAATGGTCTTTTTTGCCTTGACCTTGTACCAGTACTCACAGATGCGGACGGCATCATCCATCCACCAATCCGCGACGAACTGGTCGCCCGTGCCGCCTTGGTCGAAGCTGATAGCCTCGGCATCCGGATATCGGGCATTGAACTCGTCGCGGCTAATGACTTCCGTCACCCACGCATGGCGGGCGTCACGGCGATCCCATTCGCGCGCAGAGGCGTCGAAGTAGACGCTGAACGGGTTGCGGATCGGGCTGATCTTAATGCACTGGTCAAACGTTTCCTGCCCGTCATAGTCCGTTTCAATGCGCCACGCGCCGAAGCCGCCAGTCACGGCGAAGCGGAACGCTTCATCGTATGCAATCTCCGACTGACTCGACGCCTCGATATTGCGAATCAAGCCTTGCATGATCTCGGCAAGGCGCTGGTCAGCATCTTCCGTGGCGCGAATCTTGATCTGCGGGCGGTTCTGGCGCTGGTCATTGACGACTTGCTTCACCGTGGGCTTGATCTTGTTGAACTCGTAGCACGGACGCCCGTTCTGCTCGCGGCTCTTGCGGGCCTTTTGATCCCACTGGTTGCCCTGAATCCAGACGAATCGAACGTCATCAAGGGCAAGCTGGCGCTGGTCTTTGTCCGCGTCAACGGCACGGTTAAACGCGGCTCGCATCGTGGCGAACCGGTCATGCTTGGACTTCTTAGCCATTAGAACTCACTGGCAAACTTGAGGGATACGGCCTTCTTAGGCCGCAGGTCGGAGCTACACACCGCGAAGTATCGGAATGCGTCAGCGCCGTGGGATGCGTCGTCGTGGAGAGGCTGGCGGCTATATTGCCCCGTCGCCTCGTCCACTTTGTAGCGATAGCGTTTCAGGCAGCTAATCAGGTCGGCGCACTTCTCGGCGTCGAACCAGACGCGGTTAAAGACCGTGCGTGCCGCGTTGATGCCGTCCTCTAGGCTAAGCTTCGGGACAATCTGCACATTGCGGCCAGCGTTCCGTAACTGGCGCTCTACGC